TCCGGGTGCCCCTGCGCGTGTTCCTCCCCGGGGCGTACGTGCGGGTCAAATCGGGTAGCCGGGTACTCCTCGGGTTTGAGGGGGGAAACCCTGAGCGCCCCGTGGCCTACCTGTGGGAGGCCGGGGGGACGGTGGTGGTAGAGATCCGCTCCGTGTCTGGCCGCCGGGTCCGGGTGGACGACGCAGCGGGAGAGATCCGGGTGGAGGACCCCGTCCGGGTCGTGGTGGACGCCCCCCAAATCCTCCTCGCCGGGGGCGGCCCCCCTGTGGCCCGGGTGGGGGACCCGGTGCAGGTGGGGGCGGCCATCGGGGTAATCATCGGCGGCAGTTCCAAGGTCTTTTCGGGGTGACCATGACCGACTTCGGGACCGACATCACTGAAGAGCTGACCTGGCGCCGGGTCTCCGGCCTGGAGAACCTGGCCCGGGCCATCGCCCGCCGCTACATCACCCCGAGGGGGGCGCTCTGGTACGCCCCGGGGTACGGGCTGGACCTGCGGCGCTACCTCAACGAGGCCATGACCCCAGAGCTCCTGGAGGAGATGCGCATCCTGGTGGAGCAGGAGGCCGAGAAGGACTCCCGGGTGCGCTTCGCCGAGGCCAGCGTGGCCCCAGAACCGGGCCACCGCGTGCGGGTGGCCCTGCGCTTGGAGACGGACCAAGGGCCCTTTGACCTGGTCCTCAGCGTGGACCGGGTGAGCGTGGAGGTGCTGGATGCCTACCCTGGATGAGCTCCTGACCCCGCCCTCGCGAGACCAAATCCGCCAGCGCCTCATAGAGGCCCTGCGGGACATGGGTTTTCCCCTCAACGATTTCAACCCAGGTGCGGTGGGGCGGCACGTGGCCGTGGAAGCCCCGGCCCTGGGGCTGGAGGACCTGTGGCGCATGGTGGCAGCCATCGCCCGGGGGGGCTACCTCTCCACCGCGTCCGGCCCGTGGCTGGACCTCCTGGCAGAGGAGTTCTATGCTCTCAAGCGGAAGCCCGCCGCCTTCGCCCGTGGCGTGGTGCACCTTTCCGCCCTGCCGGGGTTCGGTCCCTACGAGATCGGCCCCGGAGACCTCTGGGTGGGGACGGCGGACGGGAAGCGCTACAGCAACATCACGGGCGGTACCCTCCCCCAAGGGGGCACCCTGGACCTCCTAGTGCAGGCGGAGTCGCCTGGGGCCAGCTACAACGTCCCGGACGGGGCCATCACCGTCCTCCACACCCCCCTGCCGGGAGTGAGCGTGGTGAATCTCGCGGGGTGGCTCGTGGAGGCGGGGGCGGACGAGGAGACAGACGAGGAGCTACGGGCCAGGTGCCGGGCGCGCTGGGCGGAGCTCGGGGGCGGGGCCACGAAAGCGGCCTACGAGTACTGGGCCCTCACCGCTCACCCCAGCGTGACGAAGGTGCGGATACTGGACGACCACCCCAGGGGTCAGGGGACTGTGGACGTGGTCATCTGGGGGGAGGGGGGTATCGGGAGCGAGGTGGTGGGCGTCGTGGACGCCTATGTCCAGGCCCGCAGGCCGCTCACGGCGAACGTCCTGGTCTACGCCGCTACCCCGCGCGTGGTGGCCCTCTCAGGCGTGGTCTACGCCGTTCCTGGGGCCCTCACCCAGGCTCGGGCGGCGGTGGCCCGGGAGCTCGCCGCCCTGCAGAGAGAAGTGTCCATTGGGGGCACGCTCTACCACAGCCGCGTCATAGAGGCGCTGTTCGCCCGCCCATACGTGTCCAACGTGGCGCTCTCTAGCCCCATCGGGGACATCGCCCTAGGGGCCACGGAGGCCCTGGTGCTGGACGCTAGCGGGATCAGCTACGAGGAGGCGGCATGAGCTACGAGGAGTGGATGGAGCAGGCCCAACCCCCCTGGCTCCAAAACGAGGCTGGGCGGCGCTGGGCCAGGGCGCTCGGGCGCGTCCTGGACGGGGCAGTGGACGGAGCACGGGACGCCGTGCTGGCCCGCTACCCCAGCTATGCCCCTGAGGACGCCCTAAACCTCGTTGGGGAGGGCCGCGCCCTCCGCCGCTTCCCCCCCGAGGAGCCGGACGCCTCCTACCGGGAGCGCGTCCGGCACGCCTGGGACTGGTGGCTCCGGGCGGGGACGAAGCCCGGCATGGAGGCCGAGCTCGCCCGCCTCGGCTTCCACGCCAGGGTAATAGAGGGACCCTTTGAAACCTACTTTGACGGCGCCTGGCGCTTTGGGGACTACGAGGGCGCTTTCACGGGCCCTGCCTGGGCGGAGTTCATTTTGGAGGTCAGTCCAGCGGGGCCTTGGACCGCGCGGGAGCGGAGCTACCTGCGCCACGCGGTCCAGGAGCTCAAGCCCGTCCACGCGGTCCTGCGGGAGGTGCGCCTCATCCTCCGGGACGGGCGCGTCCTGCGCCTCGCCGCCCTCCCGGCGGGAGAGGTCTGGGACCTCGGGCGCTTTGGGGAGTTCTACTTCGGCGAGGTCCTGGAGGGGGCGTGGGCGGCGGGACTCGGCGGGACCGCGTGGCTGGACTCCTGGCGGCTGGAAGGAGGGGTGTTTGATGGGGAGTGGAGTTTCGGCGAGCGTGGTTTCTAGGCGCACATGGGGCCCCGTGCCCAGGGGGGGCTTCCTCCTCAGGCGGACGGAGGAGGAGTGGGCCCGGGCGAGGACGGAGGCCGTGGAGCGGAGGGTCTACGGCCCTCCCCTGGACGGCTGGCCCTTTGCGGGCGGGGAGCCCTCTATGGCCTCCCTCGGGCTCGGCCTCGCCTGGGCAGCGGAGGAGCGGGGCAGGGTGCAGGGCCCGCCCTTCGGGGAGGTGGAGTTCTAGATGGCGTTCACGCAAGCGGCGAAGCGGCTCATGCTCCAGGCCCTCATGGACGCGGTGGTGGAGGCGGGGTGGGGGACGAGCGGGGCGCCCACAGCCAGCGGCCTCACCAACCCCGTCTACACCAACCTCATCAGCAAGCGCCTGGAGGGGGACAGCGCGGTCTTTGAATACGCCCTAGCCTGGGAGGGCCTAGGGGTGCGCACCCTGCGGGAGATCGCCCTCTTCACAAGGGATGAGAACGGAAACCGGGTCATGCTCTACCGCCGCACCCGGGATCCGGTGGACCTCGAGGTGGGCCTGACCCTCATCGACCGGCTGGAAGTGAGCGTGGAAAACGTTTAGGGGGAATAGCATGCCTGCGATTGAGGACATCCTGGAGTTTCTGGCATCCCAGGGGCTCGCTGATGACTGGCAGCCCGCGGAGACCATCGAGTCGGGCGGGGGGACGATCCCAAAAACCTCCTCCAAGGGCCTAGTGCGCTCGGCCACCAACGAGATCATTGAGGTGGGCCCCTTCGCCCGCATCATGGCCCAGTACGCCCTGCGGGACCGCGCCGCCCTCCGCGCCGCCGCCACCCTGGGGGCCGCCGCCCTAAACCTGGCGGCGGGCACGTGGCGGGGGCTGCAGGACCTGCAGCAACGGGGCATTCAAACCGGGCGGGCCTACATCCCGCGGAAGTACGTGATTGAGGGCCTGCAGGTTTCGACGGGCACGGGCCGCTCCCTCTCCATCGCCGCGGGTACCGCGGTCCAGGGCGGCATGCGCAGGCGGTATGAGGCCCGCCCCAACGCCATCGCCGTGCCGGTCAACCCCGGCACCTCGGCCAAGACGTACACCCTCTACCTCACCAACGACGGCGACCCCTACCTGGTCGAAGGCACCTCGGCCCCGGAGGGAGGCCTGGCCCTGGCCCGGGTGACGGTGCCCGCGGGGGACACCGGGGCAACCTTCGGCGGGACCCTCACGGACGTGCGGGTGGTGGCCACCCCGTCCACCTGGTTCCCGCCCCTCCTGCCCACGTTTACCGTGGCCCTGCCCTACCCCATGCCCTCCACGGATTACGAGGTCTTCCTCCACGTGGAGAGCGCCTCGGACCTGGGGCGGGTGCACCTGGTGGTTACGGGCAAGGCCAAGAACGCCTTCACCGTGGAAAACCGCGGCACCGCCGACGACATCGTGGTGCGCTGGATGGCGGTGGAAACCAACTGGAGGTGAGCATGGTGGTGGAGCAGGCGTGCGGCGGAAGGTGCTGGGAGGTGGCCCTGGAGGGGAGCCTCCTGCGCATCGGGGGGTTAGAGCTGGACCTCGAGGCCCTCTCGAAGCCCGAACCCCAGCGGGTGGCAGTCTACGCGGGGGCAGACGGCGCCCCGACCCTCGAGGCCACCGACTGGCTGGGGGCGGAGGTGCTCCTGCCCGGCAGGCCCCTCGAGGCGGTGCAGATGGGGGACGGAAGCGAGGAGGGGCCCGTCTACGAGTTCCGGTACGCTCCCCTCAACACGGAGATGGTGGTGGTCAGGCTCTTTGGACTTCCGCCCTGGACGGGCGTTGAAGGAGGTGGCGCATGATCTTCAGCGTGAAGGACTCCCTTAGGCAGGCGGTGGAGGCCGCATCTGGCGGCCTGGCGACGGTGATGTACACCCGCAAGGGACAGCCAGTTTTCTTGCGGCGCATCCCCCGCTTCAACCTGGAGGACATCGACCCCAGCCTGGGCACCGGTCCCCACCCGGCGTTCGTGGTTAACGGGGAGACCAAGTCGGAGATTTGGATTGGGATGTACCCTGGGGTCATCTCCCAGGGCGAGCTGGTGAGCGTCCCCGGCGTAGCGCCCACGGCCACCTCCCTCGCAAACGCCGTAGCCGCCGCCCAGGCCGCAGGGCCGGGCTTTCATGTCATGACCAACGCCGAGTTTGCCGCCATCATGCTCCTGCACTGGAAGCAAAACGGCGGACAGGATGTGCTGCGCGGAAACACCCAGTGGGGCCGCTCGCACGAGGCTCCGTGGGAAACGGCGGTGCGCGTCGACGGGCGGGCTCCGGGGGAGGCTGTGGGTGACCACTTACACCTGACCGGATCCGGCCCCCTCGCGTGGCGCCACGATGGCACAGCATGGGGCGTAGCAGATCTCGTTAGCCCCAGGCAATGGGTTAGTGGCCTCCGCCTGGTCAATGGTGAGATACAGGTCTCCTTGACCGAGGGAATATGGCACGCCGTCTTGCCAGACGGGTCTCTCGTTGCACCGGGTACTGCGGGGACGTTGAAGTTCGACGTGCCCCCAAACGCCAACTACAGCGAGGACGGGGTTGCCCAAAACCTAGGGACCCCTATCCTCCGCACCAGCCGAAAGTCCCCTCCAGCAGGGTGGGACGACTCTGCTCCCGATGAGGACTTTGCGCGGGGCTCGTTCGCTGAAGTGGCCGTAGATACCGGGGTTAGCGTTCCGAGCATACTCCGCAGTTTGCTGATTCTGCCTCCAACAGGCTTCAAGGGCAGGCTGGCTGTACGTCCATACGGTACGCGTTTGGCCACGAGAGGCTCATGGGGTTCCGAACTAACGCAGGGTGCGGCGACGCTGGATTTAGATCGCACGGGTAACGCATTCCGAGTAGCCCGCCCCGCCTTCGCCCTGTAGCTAGCGCCGGATGAGCCCCCGCAGCCGCTCCCACATGGGGTGGGCGGGGGCTACATTATCTGGCTCAACCCTGCGTTGCATAGACACTCAACTTACGAACCGCAAACATGACTGCACTCAGTCAAATTGACCTGTAAAGTGACGCAAATTGACCTCAAAGCGT